TTTTGACGGGCGTTATATTGTCCGCTATCTAATGGACTTCAACCTTCGTATGAACCTAACTGCTAGCTAGTTAGAACTTCTTTTTATTTGTTTGCTCTTTTTGTTCTAGCTTTGACGCTATGACAGAAAAAGAAAAAAAGACCTTAAGGGAAGCTATCCTAATAATGGAACGGCTTTTAGACGAGGGGCAGACCGACCTATTTGGGGACACACTAAGCAACCAAAGAAGACCACCGAGATTCAAGAAACCCACCAAGGAAGAGGTAACCACCTACTTCGTGGAACAAGGCTATACGGCTTGGCGTGGTGCTGAGATGTGGAACTATTACGAAGGCTTGAACTGGTGTAACTCCAAAGGGAAACCCGTCCACTCGTGGAAGCTTACCGCTCAAAGCGTTTGGATGACCCCCGAACACAAGCTAACCAAGAAGACGGGCTTTGATCTATGAACCTAGAAGCCTCTTTAGTTGGCCTGCTAATAAACGACCCAGCGGCAATAGATAGCGTTAGAATTGAAGCCGAATGGTTTGAAGACCCTACTTATTTTAAGATTGTCAAGGCTTGTAAAGACACAAGGGCGAAGGGAAGCTATGAAGATTTGGTTACATTGGGTCAGAGATTCCCCGACCAGGTCACTTCTTTAGTAGAACTCTCCAAGAATGCACCGTTCAGAGTCGATATAATCCCCTACGCTACCCTAGTCCAAGAGGACTTCATTAAAAGACAGGCCCAAAGGGTAGGACAAGACCTAATTCAGACCCAAGATATAGAGGGGGTTTTTAAGGCTTCTAACGACATTAACCAACTTCTTGAGGGTAGCACTCCCCAAACCACTAAGACGCTCTTAGAACTAATGAACGGGGCGTTAGAAAGGATAAAGGATACATCTATGGGTGCACCTACGGGGAATAGCGTTCTAGATGGGGTGTTAAATGGCTTGAAAGGTGGTGATTTGAGTGTTTTGGCGGCACGTCCAGCAATGGGTAAGACTGCTTTCGCTATCGAAACTGCCGTAGCCTCTCAGTCAAAGGGCCGTGTTCTGTTCTTCTCTTTAGAGATGCCTAGCGACCAACTGATTAAAAGGCTATGGGCGAACACTAGGGAGGTTGAAATGAAGGAAGTGTTTAGTTCTAGCCCTGACGTTAGCAAGCTTCAGAAGGCAATGATCAAAAGCGAAGGGTATAAGATTGAGGTTTTAGAAGATTACGTTTACGTTGAGGACATAGCTAGCAAGGTAGCCAAGGAAAATAGGAGGGGAGATGTTTCGCTCGTGGTGGTTGATTATTTACAACTAGCCAAGACCCGTCAGAAGACCAACAACAGAGAAAGGGAGGTAGGGGAAATGTCTTGGGCGTTTAAGATGATAGCTAAAAAGAACAACCTTCCCGTTTTACTCTTATCCCAACTGAGTAGAGCCGTAGAAAGCACCGAAACGAAGGAACCCGATAGCCACCACCTAAGAGATTCGGGCAGTATAGAACAAGACGCTTCGGTTATTATAATGCTTTATAGGTCAGTAGTTTACGGCATTCAAGAAGATGGGGAATACTTCGACTTAATAAAGGTCACCAAGAACCGTAACGGGGAAACTGGAAGAATAAAGGGGAGTTATTTCGATGGACGCTACCAATCTTGGAGTGGAAAAACTTTCAACGAAGGAAAAGACCCACCTTTTTAAGTAGCTATATTTAGGCTATGGAGGTAGAAGACTACTTGGAGGCTATGCGGTTGATCAAATTGATTGACTTGACCCCTGAAGACTACCTAGACCTTTCGGCTAGCCACGTTCTTCTTTACGATGAATTTATAGAATGGCTAAAGGACTTCATACTTTCCCACGAAACCACCAGCTATCAGCTTCAGATGATAGAAGACCTTATGGAAATTAGGGCGTATGATGCTATATCTGAACTATTCTTACCGAAGGACAACGAGCAGTTAAGTATTTACGACATACTTTGAACAAGTTGAAGGAGATGGGTATTAGCAAGAACACTTTTTGCATTACCGAATATGGGGACATTGTGAGCGTTTATGACGTTGTCAAAGCAATATTAGACTATGAACGAGGAAGAAAAAGCGAGGGAGAACCTAGCTAACACGAAGCAAGGGAAGCACCTGGCTAAAGTTCGGCACAGATTCACCGAGGAAGACCGAAAGAAGTCAGCTAGTAAGCGGCACAAGTCCTCAAAACGTGAGATAGAGGAAATAAGGCGCATCTTCGCTAAGATGGCTGACGGTGTTCAACCTAGAATTCATAAGTTCCTAATGGACACGGCTGAAGGTGTGCCCCAAAGAGATGAGGGAGGGAATGTAATTCGGGATGAACGTGGGGCCGTTGTGTGGTCTAACGCTCCCGACCCAGCCCGTGCGGTTGACATTTTTCTAAAAATCAGTAAATTCGTTATTCCTGAACTCAAGGCGGTAAGTGTGGAGGCTCTAGTAAGAGATGAAAGCGGCACGCAAATAACCTTACCCCCTTGGATGATTAAGGAGGCGATAGAAGATGACGAACCCGAACCTTAAATTTCTAAGAGAAAACCACGAGTCTAAAAGGCTTATAAGCCTAAGAGGGGGCACAAGGTCGGGAAAGTCATATAGTGCCGTTCAGTTCCTTATTGAACTTTGTTATAAGTACCCCAATGCTGGGATGGTTATTACCATAGCACGGCAAACGCTACCAGCTTTAAAAGCGTCAACCCTTAGGGACTTCGTTGAGATTCTGCAAAGCTTTGAGGCATACGTTGAGGAAGACCATAATAAAACAGAAGGAATCTATAAGCTTAGAGGTAATACCGTTGAATTTATTAGTTTGGATCAACCCCAAAAGTTAAGAGGACGGAAACGGGATGCGCTTTTTTTAGACGAGTGTAATGAAATAACCGCTGAGTCATTTAGACAACTATCTTACAGAACCACGGGGTTTATTGTGCTTAGTTATAACCCTAGCGATTTAGACGGCTGGTGGTACGAAGTAGAAGCAAGGGAAGATGCGGCTTTAATTGTCACCACCTACAAGGACAACCCACACTTACCTAAATCAATCATTGCGGAAATAGAGAGCCTTAAAACTTCAAGTCCTGAAGATTGGGCGGTGTTTGGTTTAGGTGAGAGGGGACGAGGTAAGAAGGGCAGAATTTATAGGAACTTCACCAAGGTCGAAGAACTAGACTTCTCGGAGTGTTCAGATGTTTGCGTTGGTATCGACTTCGGGTTTTCACAAGACCCCACGGCAGTCCTAAAGGTCGGTAAGCATAATGATCGGGTCTATGTCGATGAACTGGTTTACGAAACTCATCTTACTAACACTGAGTTAGTTGAGAAGATAAAACACGAATGTGAGGGGTTAAGGGTTATTTGTGATAGTGCAGAACCTAAGAGCATAGCCGAACTAAGACGAGGGGGACTAAACGCAATTGGTGCGATTAAGGGGCCTGACTCTATTAGAAACGGGATCAAACTACTCCAGTCCAAGGAGGTTCTTTATACTAGGCGAAGCAAAGACTTAGAAAGGGAACTAGGGTCTTATGTATGGCACCTGGACAAAAACGAACGACCCACGGAAAAGCCAATAGATTCCTTCAACCACCTTCTTGACGCTCTGAGGTATAGCGTAGGGTTTTTATATAAACGGGGCTAAAGGGCTAAATTACTTTTGTGATATGGCATTACTCGACTTTCTAAAGTACGACCGAAAAGAGTCTAAGATTCAGGAGCAGTTAAGCAAACTACTCACGGCCCAGCTAACCCACTTGGGGGCTAACTCAGCAATATGGCAACCGTTCAACTTTGAGAGTTTACTAGAGCAAGCCTATCAAAAGAACCCTGACGTTTACTCCGTTATAAATTTCCTTAGTAAGAAGATGTCTAACGTTCCTTTGTGTGCGTATGATGCCGAGGGGAATAAGATTGATTACGAACCACTAGAGAGGGTCAAAGACCAACCTAATAGCTACCAAAGTTTTAACGACTTCCTAGCTAATCTCTATTCTAACTACCTTTTGACGGGTAACGGTTACATATATTGTCAGAAGGGCGAAACCGCAATTACCGAGGGTCGTATTCTGCTCGTGGAAGCTTTGCCTAGCGTATACATAGAAGCCATCTCAGGTAAGAGCGGTAGAGGGGTAGCAGAATACAGATTCACGGAGGGTTACATAAACACGAAGATGGACGCTGAGAATGTGATCCACATCAAAAACGTGCAAATGGCTTTCGGTAGCGGTGAACATTTATACGGACAAAGCCCACTTCAAAAA